GCTTATAAGTCAGGGTCGGTGACTCTTGTTCCCGGAACTACTGAATACAATTTCCCATTTACGAATCCAAATGAAACCAACGCAGTTGATTGGGATAGTTTTAGGATTCAAAAATCCTCGACATTTAATATAAATACTACGCCACTGAGACTTATCCGTCATGACGACTGGGTTCGTGGTGCTCGACCTGAAGACGAAGACAATTTAACCGAAGGTCGAGGATCTCCGGGCTATGTCTTTGTTACTGCTGGACCTGCTGATAGTGAATTCGGTGGCTTCGGCGTAACTCCTAATCCTGATCAAGCTTATGTCATCGTTTTCGATTACTACAAAGTTTCTCCGGGACTGTCCGCATACGATGACGCAGTCGATATCCCTAGTAGATTCGATTATGTCATTATTAACTTCGCCCTTAAGCATTACTATATGTTTAAGGATAATATTGAACAAGCACAATTGTGGAACACTGAGGCAGATAAATCTCTTGCTGATATGAAATACACATTGATGCCTCGTAAAGATTCAATGACCTCAACCGTTGTAAACTACGGTGGTCAAGCTGGAAACAGCATTAGAGATTGGTACAGACGATAATGGATAATCTTGAATACCTCACAGTTGTATGTCAAGGTGGTCTCGATACATCTGAGAACCATCTGATTCTTGATGTTAATACTCCCGGAGCTGCATCTGAACTCGTGAATTACGAAGTCGGACTCTATGGTGGTTATAAACGTCTTGATGGATACGCCCTTCTAGATGCGACTTATCCTGACGTTGATCCAGTCAATGGCGAAGGTGGGATACTTGGTATCTTCACTTTCAAGAATGTGATCATTGCTGCAAGAAAGCAGTCCGCTTCTAGTACTTATAAGTTTTATTATTACACAGCAGGTGTAGGCTGGACGGCCTATGCTCCGGGATTTTCTCCTGTTACTACGAATGCAAATGGTACTGTATATAAAATCAGAGCACAAAGAGTTGTCTTTGGTGCTACTTCTTACATGATCTTTGTCGATGGTGTAAACCCTGCTGCAGTATTCGATGGCACGACTTGGTATCGTCTCCTGAGTACAAATGCAGGTGGTTCAGGTAGCCCCGGTGGCAACCAGATAATCGATGCCCCTAGTTATGTCACATTGTTCAAGAACACTGTGTTCCTAAGTGGTGATGTCAACTATCCCGGCATCGTAGTTAACTCTGCTCCTGAAGATATTTTGACTTGGACTACTGCCGCTGGTGGTGGTCAAATCGTGAGTGGTTTTACTGTCAACCAGATCAAACCCTTCCGTGATACACTCTATGTCTTTGGTCAAGAAAACGTAAAGAAGATCATCCTAGATGGTGCTGATTTTGTTATCCAAGATGTTGCTCAGAACATTGGCTGTATCGCTAGTGACTCAGTAATTGAAATCAATGGTGACATTCTCTTCTTGGCTCAAGATGGTATTAGAACCATTAGTGGTACTGATAAAATCGGAGACGTCAATCTAGCTAGTATCTCCAAGCAAGTTCAAAGACTCGTAAACGATATCCAGAATACATACCAACTAAAATACCTTAACTCTGTAGTTATCAAGAAGAAGAGCCAGTTTCGATATTTCGTAAGCAATGGTTTGATTACTGATACTGGAATCGGTATCATTGGTGGTTTGAGACTCAATGGTGATTCAACATCAATGGAGTACTCAGAGCTTCAAGGTATTAGAACATCAGTCACATGGGTTGGTTATATCGACTCAAATGAGACTGTACTTCATGGAGACTACGACGGTAAAGTCTACAAACAAGAAAGCGGCAATTCCTTTAATGGAAGCGCAGTTACCAGTACCTTTAGTACTCCGTTCTTGACTTTTGGTAGTCCAATCCTTAGGAAGCAACTTCGTAAACTCTCGATCTTCACTAAATACAGTGGGTACTTCGAAATCACTACGTCCTTTAGTTTCGACTGGTTGGATTCAAGACAGTTGGCCCCTAATCCAGTTAGTGGCAGTATCACTACTGAGGGTGTTCTTTATGATTCGACCTCAGCTCTCTATGACGATCCTACAAGTGTGTATCCTCCGGATACAGAATATCCAGTAATTGATCTGAATATCGAAGGTAGTTGTAAGTCAGTGAGATACACATTTACTACATCTTCTACATCATACCCACACACAATTCAAGGGTATATAGTTTCATTCACACCACAAGGTGAGAGATAACATGATTGAAAATCATAAACACGTAATCGGAGATTACTAATGGCTGGTTATACAAGACAATCTGCTGCTAATATTGTAGCCGGACAAGTAGTTCGAGCTGCTCCGTTGAATCTAGAATTCGACACTCTCCAGACTGCATTCAGTGCAGCTACTGGCCATACCCACGATGGTACTACAGGTAGTGGCCCTAAGATCCTGCTTACTGGTGCAAATGGTGTCAGTGGCATCCTTCCTCTTGCTAATGGTGGCACAGGGTTTAACTCTCTATCTGCTGCTGGTATTGTTACTCTTACAGGTACTGAAACTCTTACAAATAAGACTTTCACTGATGCGACTACTACGTTCCAAGATAACGCAGACAATACAAAGAAAATGAAGTTCGAACTTTCGAATTTCACTACTGCTACGACTAGAATCTTTACTCTACCGAATGCTACTACTACTCTATATGGTCGAGCCAATATCCTTGGCTTTGTCGGTCAAAGTGCTGGTGTACCTACGGGTTCAATCCTTGAAGCTGGTAGTACTGCTAATGGTAACTATATCTACTACGCTGATGGAACTGCTATTTGTTGGATCAACGCTATTGCTGGTAGTGGTAACACAAGCACTGTCGCTGGTTCAGTCTTTAAGTCCGCTGACTTTACTTGGTCGTTCCCGATAGTATTTACTGCAAATCCAACAGTAAGTGGTGGAATTCGTTCTACGACTCGTTGGATTTCATTTGGTGCTTCTACTACGACTGCATGTGATTGGTCTTGCTTTAGTTATGTCAATGCGACTGTTCCGAGTGCAATGCTAATGGCTGTTGGTCGTTGGTTCTAATCCAAGAAAGTCCTAGAAAGGTTAATAACATGGTTGTAATGACAGTTGGCGATACTCAAAAGATTATCGATGCTGGTAGGAAGCATGATCTCCTACGCAATGAACTCGCTTATGTTCTAGCTACTGCTAGGCATGAAACTGGTTCAAGGATGACTCCTGTTCGTGAAACGTTTGCTAAGTCAGATGATGACGCTATTCGAATTCTCGATGACTCGTACCGAGCAGGTAGGTTGAAGTGGGTAAAGTCCCGATATTGGGTTAAGGACAAGGATGGTAAGTCTTGGCTTGGACGTGGATATCCTCAGGTTACTCACAAAGTAAATTATGAAAAGGCCAAGAAGGAAACTGGTATTGATTTCATCAAAGACCCTAACCTTATGCTTGTCTCGGAAAATGCCATTGAGGTAATGATTCGAGGCATGAAGGAAGGTTGGTTTACTGGAAAGAAGCTCAGTGACTACATCGATCTTAAACATAGTGATTTTGCTGGTGCTCGACAGATTATCAATGGTACAGAACGGAGAGAAATCGTCGCTGGATATGCTCGTGACTATGACGAAGCATTGAAGGAAATGGGTTATGGTGTTGAACCTAAATCCACAAAGGAATTGATTCGGGACCTAAAAGCCACGACACCAAGGAGTAAGAAAAATGCTTGCTACTAAAACTAAAATCATTAAGCCGAAGACTCCTAAGAAATCAACCCCTGATACTGTTCTAAAGTCTCAGGAAAAGGTAGTAAATAGGGTTGTAAAGGCTACTAAAGGTTGGCGAACAGTAGGTGTAAACGCTGTTATAAGCATCCCTCTTATTATCGAAGTCACAGGCCAACTTCTTGGCCTTCCAGAAGTAAAAGCCATTGTACCAAATGAGTACATCCCTATTTACGCTGCTTTGATTCCTGTGATGAATGTCATTCTTAGATTTTGGACAACTACAGCCGTTGGGAAAAAGCAGTAAGATAGGCACAGTCTATCGCAAGGAGAATTAACTAATGGCAGTTGCTACAAACAATAATCCAACGACTAATACAGATAGCCGTCACATTCCAGATCGTGGTGGATTGTACGATCCAAAGACTGATAAACCTAAGACTAAACCTAACCCTAAGTCTAAACCTAAGACTAAAACAAACCCTGTCCCTCCTGCGGATCTTAATAATCCTTTAAGGAATGGTAAGGATATTCCAGTAGATCAGAGGAACCCTCTTAAGCCGCCTCCGAAAACTAAGGTCCCGGCGGGTACAGGTGGTGTCCAAGTTGTGCCGGGAGATCCGGGTAAAGACCCGAACGCTATAAACGTCGTAGACTATTCAGGACAACTAGCCTCTGATCCCAGTCTTGCTTTTATCCATGATGACCCTAAGACTAAGGACGTCAATGAATCTATGCTCATGGAGCAGCACCTTTCGGATCAAAAAGAAATTGAAAGGGCTTTTAAGGCTGGGGAAATCGACCCCAAACTATATAAATACAAGATGGATGCTAATAAGCTTGCCATTAAGAATCTACAAGTTGCAAATGTAAAGAATCCCGGCCCTAGAAGTTATGATATTTACAGGACTAAAGATCAGATTGCTGCTAATGATATGAAAGCAGCTAAAGGCCGTCTTAGTGCTGGTAGTCAGGTTGAGGCTGCTCAGGTTGATATCGATGCCATTGCCAATGACCCTAGTAATGCTTTGGGTGCAGCCCTTAAGAAATATGCTGCTGTCAATATGTCAAATGTTATTGACACAAGCACTGCTGCTGGTAAGCTCTTGGCTGAAAAGCTTGGGGATGGTAATTATGTTGATTCAAAGGCTACACTTAAGGGTCAGCTTGAAGTCCTACAGAGCGAGTTCGTAGATCCTACGACTGGTGAACCTAAGATCCCTGCTTGGGCTGCGTCGACTTCACGTAATGTTTCCAAGATTGCAGCCTTCAAGGGTATGAGTGGTAGTGCTGCTACTGCTGCTATGTCTCAAGCACTTATGGAAGCTAGTATTCCTGTTGCTCAAGCAGACGCTCAGTTTTTCCAGACACTGACGATCCAGAACCTGAACAACAAGCAGCAGTCAATTATCAATACGGCTAATACTCTGGCTAAGTTCGAACAAACTAACGTCGATAATCGAATGGCTGCTGCTATTCAGAACTCTAAAGCCTTTCTAGAAATGGATATGGCTAATCTCTCAAATGAACAGCAAGCTCGTGTTATCAACAATGCAGCTAGAACTCAAAGTATCCTTGAAGATGCAAAACAAATCAATGCTAAGAGGTTGTTTGTAGCTGAGAGTGAAAATGATATGAATAAATTCTACGCTCAATTGAATACTCAGATCAATCAATACAACTCTTCTCAGAACCTAGATGCGCAGAAGTTCAATTCTACGATGGCTGATTCTAGAGAAAAGTTCTATAAAGAGATGCAGTATAACATCGATATTTCGAATGCGAAGTGGCGACAGACAGTACAGCTCCAAGAAGACCAACAGTCTCACGAAGCTGCCACAATGGATGTCAGAAACATGTTTGATATGTCTGTGAATCAATTGAATCAGATTTGGGATCGTAGTGATTCTTTGCTCGACTATGCTTGGAAGTCTTCTGAGTCAAACCTTGATCGTAGAAACTCTATGGCCCTAGCTATTCTTGGAGGTAAGAATGCAGATAAACAAGCTCTTTGGGAAGGTATTGGTACACTCGCTGGTACTTTTGTAGGTAGTGGTGTTGGTCAAAGTCTCCTAGGTAAAATCTTTGGATAATCGGAGAATCAATGACATGATCAAAGATCATTATAACGTAAACGGAGTTTACTGATGGAACTAAACGACGCATTCAAAGCAGCGGCTCAGAAATTCTTTGATAACTACGAATACTCTGAGATCAAGAAAATGAACAAGGATTTCAAATACTCCTATAAGGATCTGGATGAAATTCACAAAGAAGTAACCAAGGGGCGAGGTAAGTCCAAACCCCTTGAACTTGAAGAAGACATAAATGAAGTCGAAGACGATATGGATGAAGATGACAACGAATCAGGTGTAGCGGCGGACCTCTCATATGACGATTAATCAAAGATTAACGAAGACCAGTAATCGGAGATCACGATATGATGATTAAAGGTGATGGCCCTATTCCGGGCGAAAAT